GAAATAAGAGCGAAGTTAAAATCTCAAGAAGTGAATCGCTCCACTTCCAACACAGGCGGAGACAACGCCATCTACCCACACTGGAATATATCAGAAGGCTCAGAAGCAGTAGTTAGATTCTTACCAGATAGAGACGAAAATAACACATTCTTCTGGACTGAAAGAAACATGATCAAACTGCCTTTCGCAGGTATAAAAGGTCAAACTGATTCTAGACCAGTGACAGTGCAAGTACCGTGCATGGAAATGTATGGGAAAACTTGTCCAGTACTGACAGAAGTCAGACCGTGGTTCAAAGACAAGAGCATGGAAGACATGGGCAGAAAATATTGGAAAAAGAAAAGTTATATTTTCCAAGGTTTTGTCACAACGAATCCACTAGCAGAAGACTCAACACCAGAGAATCCAATAAGAAGATTTATAATTGGACCTCAGATCTTCAACATTATTAGAGGGGCACTTATGGATCCAGAAATGGAAGAAATGCCAACTGATTATGTGAAAGGTGTGGACTTCAGGATTACTAAAACAACTAAAGGTGGTTATGCTGACTACTCAACAAGTAAATGGTCGAGAAGAGAAAGGCCGTTGGACGAAGCAGAAAGATCTGCTATTGACACACACGGTTTACACAACTTAGGTGACTTCAGACCAAAAGAGCCAACCGAGGCAGAGGTTAAAATAATTGCAGAATTATTTGCCAAATCTGTAGAAGGTGAGGCTTATGATCTTGAGCAGTATGGACAGTACTTCAGACCAGCAGGCGTGGCTTACCAAGGTAAACCGCAGGCGGCAGTGCCAACAGCATCGGCTCCAGCGGCTACACCAGTGGCAGAAGCGGCTCCAGTAACTGAAAGTGCACCAGCACAACCAGTACAGGTATCTGCAGGTACACAGGCTCCAGCAGGAGACAGTGCCAAGAGAGCAGAAGACATCTTGAAGTTAATTAGATCAAGACAAGCAAAATAATCTGACATTTTACCAAGGCCCTAATATTGACGTTAGGGCCTAGGTATGCTAAAATAGATTACAAGGATAATAAATTATGACGAAAGTATTTGACGCAACAAAGTTTAGAAAGAGTATTACAAAATCAATCCAAGGACTAGGAATTGGATTCAGCGATCCTACAGATTGGATATCAACAGGAAATTACGCATTAAACTATTTGATGACCAGTGATTTCAACAAAGGCATTCCGTTAGGCAAAGTAACTGTACTTGCAGGAGAATCAGGGGCAGGCAAAAGTTACATAGCATCAGGAAACATTATTAAGAATGCACAGGATCAAGGTATATTTGTAATACTAATTGACACTGAAAACGCATTAGATGAACAATGGTTACAGGCATTGAAAGTGGACACATCAGAAGACAAACTTATGAAATTAAGCATGTCTATGGTTGATGACGTAGCAAAAACTGTTTCAGAGTTTATGAAAGGTTACAAAGACCAACACGCAGACAACAAAGAAGGTGCACCTAAAGTACTGTTTGTTATAGACAGTTTGGGTATGTTACTGACTCCAACAGATGTAAATCAGTTTGAAGCAGGTGAGATGAAAGGTGACTTGGGTAGAAAACCTAAGGCCTTAACGGCACTTGTAAGAAACTGTGTTAATATGTTTGGTAGTTGGAACGTAGGACTTATTGCAACCAATCACACATACGCATCACAGGATATGTTTGATCCAGACGATAAGATATCAGGTGGCCAAGGATTTATCTATGCATCAAGTATTGTTGTTGCAATGAAAAAATTAAAACTAAAAGAAGATGAAAAAGGCAACAAAGTTACAGATGTAAGAGGTATCAGAGCCGCTTGTAAAGTTATGAAAACAAGATATGCTAAACCTTTTGAAGGTGTACAGGTAAAGATTCCTTATGATACTGGTATGGATCCATACAGTGGACTTGTAGATTTGTTTGAGAAAAAGGGCATACTTGTACAAACAGGAAATAGGCTGAAATATGTCGATCCACAAGGAAAAGAACACATAGAGTTTAGAAAAGCATGGACAGGTGATAAATTAGATATGATAATGGCTAACTTCAAAGAAGTTGTCCCGGCCGAAACAGATGAGGATGTTAAAGAGTAATGATTGATTTTACGCATGAAGATATAGAACGTTTATGGAATTCTATATCACACTACGTTCCAGAAAGACAAAAAATAGATTGTGCAATTGACTTTATTAAAAGCCTCGAGGACATTGGTGTTGAGTACGACGAGATCAAAGCGTCTGCTGAATACGACCCAAAACTAGAAGAAGCAATTAACACTGTGTTCGAAGAAGACGACGAGTCAGACGGATACGGCGAAAATGATTAATTGGTACAACGAAGTCAGCCGAAACTTAGACAAGATACCAGATTGCATTGCGTACTTTGATAAAGAGTTAATCGAAGCAAAGAAACAATGTAAGATATACGGCAACCTTGAAAGGGCCAGCGCCGCACTTCCAGGCATAGTAGAAGAAAGATTTGGACAACTGCAACAACTTGAGGCAATTTTAGAATATCTAAACATAGAATTGCGTAGATTAAGATCAAAGACATTCAGAAAATATTTAGAAAACTACAACAGAGCATTATCAAGCAGAGACGCAGAGAAGTACGTTGACGGTGAAGACGACGTAGTCGATATGGATAAAATTATTAATGACTTTGCATTGATAAGGAATCAATGGTTAGGCATCACCAAAGGACTAGATCAGAAACAATGGCAGATTACAAATATCGTAAAACTGAGAGTCGCGGGTATGGAAGATGCAGACATCAAATAGAATAATATTAACAGACGTAGACGGAGTTCTTTTAGAATGGGAACATCACTTTACAAAATGGATGTTGCAAAGGACTTTGTTCGACGAGCGAGGTGCGAGATACCATCCGCATAGATTACTCCCAGACAAACAAAATACCTATGAGATGGCAGAACGCTTTGGTGTTACTAAGGATGAAATAAGAAAACTGATTCGTGAGTTTAACAGGAGTGCATGGATGGGCACACAACGTCCAATGCTTGAGTCACAGACATGGGTAAAATTATTAGCGGCAGAGGGTTGGACATTCATTCCCATCACATCTCAGACATCCGACATACCTGCTCAGCAATTACGTAAGAAAAGATTAGGGGACTTATTCGGAGATCATGTGTTCACAAACTACCACATATTAGGCACAGGAGCGGACAAAGACAGTGCATTATCCGAGTTTCATAATACCGGACTGTATTGGGTGGAGGACAAGCCAAAGAACGCTGTAGCCGGGCTCAAATACGGTTTAAAGCCTATATTAATAGACCACCCATACAACAAAGATTTTAACCACGATGGAATAATCAGAGTAAGTAATTGGCAAGAAATACATCAATTACTTTCAGGCAGAAAATGAAAATATACGTTGGACACGACAGCAGAGAAGATATAGCATACCAAGTCTGTGAACATAGCATCAAGCGAAGAGACCCATCAGCAGAAGTTATTCCATTGAAACAAAAGCAAATGCGAGATCAAGGATTATACACAAGACCGGTTGATAAATTAGCATCAACAGAATTTACATTCACAAGATTCTTCGTGCCTTACATGAATGACTTCAAAGGATGGGCGGTGTTCTGTGATTGTGATTTCCTATGGAAGATACCTAGTCACGAGCTGGCAAAGTATTGTGATAACTCAAAAGCAGTAGTGGTTGTTCAACACGATTACACACCTAAAGAGACAACAAAGATGGACGGACAAGTGCAGACTGTGTATCCAAGGAAAAACTGGTCAAGCATGGTTTTGTGGAATTGCGAACATCCTAAAAACAAAATACTTACTCCAGAGTTATTGAACACAGAATCACCTAAATTTTTACATAGATTTAATTGGTTGGATGACAACGAGATTGGTGAACTTCCCCTTGAATATAATTGGTTGGTGGGTTGGTACAAAGAACCAGCAGACGGTAAACCAAAAATACTACATTACACAGAAGGCGGCCCTTGGTTTGATGGATACCGTGACTGTGAATATGCCGACGATTGGAAAAAAGAATTAATAAATTTGTTTAGTTCTTGATTTAAAAATAGATTTTATCTATTTGTTCAGCATTATCTTTCTTTTCTATAATTTCACTGTTGTTGAATCCTAACTCATACATGTACTCATCCATGTCATTTACTGTTGGCATTTCGGGAAATTTATTATTCTTATACAAGTTTACTTCTTGTATCACATACCTAGCACGTGTGAATATATCCGGAGCGCCTTGCATTATCATTATTTCAGCACCTTGAACATCTTGTTTAATTAGATCAAAAGTAGCATCCTTACCGACCAATTCATCCAAAGTTTGCATTTGTCTTATCTCGTAGTCTTTGAAAATACCAAACACAGTTGATCCTTTTGTATACGTGACCTTCTTTTTGCTTCCCTTGTCTATTTCACGTAGGTACATTTTAATTTCTCTATTGCTATCACCAAGAACAGCAATATGACATTTGTCGGCAATTCCTTTTAGGTGCGTTTCATATTTTGGGCCTGCTTCTATGCAAGTGTATTTTGCATCAGGCCAAATTAACTTAACATTCTTTGTCCAGAATCCTATGTTTGCACCTATATCAAGTATGTTGGATGGGGCAAAATTTTTGTCCTTTAATTTTTTTAGGTAATCGTACATCATGTTCTATAATAAACAATATCTGGCCATTTTTTAATTAACACCTTAAATCCTAGAGACTTTAGATGCTCTTTAATATCCCTTTTACTGCTACCGTACCTTTCGCTGTTACCATTTAATTCGATCATCACGTATCTAACATTTTCTAAAGTTTTTTCTGCACCTTTGAGCACTTCCATCTCTAGGCCTTCGACATCTATTTTGATTACATCTATATTTTTGTATCCTAAAGAATCTAGTTTGTTTATTTTTGTTTCTCCGGTTTCTAATAACACTCTGGTATTTTGTGTTGCACTTTCTTCGGTCAACTTAACATACCCGTCTTCATTCCCTAATGCTTGGTTGTAAGATTCGATATTATTATAGGAAAGGACATTTCTTGCAAGGCACCCATAATGCAAATTATTAGGTTCGTAGCAATGGATGTTTTTTGCAAACTTTTGCATAGACAAAGTCCAGGTACCGCACCATGCTCCGACATCTACAATAAGATCAAATTCCTTCTCTTGTTCTTTGCACCACTCTATAAATTTATTCAGGCAGTTATCTTGCATATATGGATATCCTCTTTCACGCCATTGTTCGATTTGTGCATCAGTAGATGGAACCCATAATCCATCGGATAGTTGTTCTATACTCACAGTAAGCCTTTGTCCATTAATATTTCTACCGCTGTACCATTATCAAACTCTTCTGGAGTGAATTGTTGGTAGGCAAGGCTGTATAGCCATGGTTCAGGACCGCCGTAGTACGGATTCTCTATGTCTGACAATTCAACATTGCCAACATCTACAGCAAAACTTATGTCATCACAGAAGACAGGTATGCCTTCACATATAGCCTCGACTGCCGCTATGCTACAACTAGTGACGAGGCACCATGCTTCTTTAAGATCCTCGGATAGGGGTACTGTTGCCTCACTCGGTCCTGATGTACCCCTGCCCCTAGGCTTGTGTCGAAGTTTGATAGGTCTATCCGTGTATCTTTTAATCTGATCTATTGTCTCATTTGTCCAATTCGGTCTGTTCAAGTATCCGTGTATGCCTGTGGAACTAGGACAAACTAGTATGTGCTTACCAGCAAAGTTTGGTGCTTTTATCTTCAAACCAAATTTTTCAAATCTGTCTGCTTTGCAGTTTTTCAAGTAAGGAACGTGTATCCTATTTTTACAAATACGCCAGTAATGGTTGTTTGGTTTCAAGTTGTTGTTGTCAAATCTACCAAAGTATGGGGTATCAGTGAACCAGTAGTTATGATTACGAGCATCTAACTTTTGAATCATCTCTCTGTTATTGCCAACGAATCCCCAGAACATGCTATTGCCGACTGGATCTTTTTCTACTGCATTGTCCAGTTTGTTTATCTGATCTGGCCAGGACTTCTCAACACCGTTGAACACTTCCCATGCTTTACTTTTGTTATTATTAAATGGTGCGTAGATTGTTAGCATCTATAAATTCCATAAGTTGTTCTGCCCACTGCATGTGGCCTTCTGCCGACGGATGCGGATCACTTTCACTGCTTACCATTCCTTTGTCTAAGATGAATTCGTATTGACTGAGTTTTGGACTAAAAAATCTATCCATGTTAATTGCATCTCTTATAACCTTGAAGTCAGAGGTGTTGCCTCCAAAATCGTTTGGCAAAGAGTTATACATCACATATGGTATCTCTTTTCTTTCAAAATAGTTTTGTAGATTAAAAACGCTGTCTAAGAATCGCATTGTCATATTATTTTCAATATCCCAACCTGTATTTTTTCTTACAAAATTTACGTTATCTAAGGTCTTCCAGGTACGCCATGTTAGTTCTGTTCCTGGCATTCTTCCTTTTTTATGTCCGTCGTCAGTAATATAATCATTACGACTGGCACTTGACCATCCTATAACAGCGAAGTGTTTATCCCGATTATGACGTTCTAACCAAACTTTTGTTGTAAAACTTATCCTATCATTGCCCCTACCACCCATAGCAAAGTTTATCAAAGGCATATTATATCTTTCTGCCAGTATTTTAGTGGTAAATGTGTCAACGCCATCTTTCGGACGACTCGTCAAAAAACTGCAACCATTTGAAAATAAAAACATAGTAGTCTATTATAACATAATTATTAATAAAATGTCAGTCAAAAATATTAGCTCTCTGAGATATTTCCTCGACCGTTGGGAGATGGTTGATCCAGAATACAATTATACTGTGCCTTATCACGACTCCGTGAACCAACATTTTTCAAGTTTACCAACATTTGTAGCGGAATTTCATAACTGTAAAGTCCACACCTGTCCACTGTTGCTTACAAGAGAGAATAAATTAATCACAGAACACATCTGGAAATTAACACATAAGTCACGTCATAAGCCTGAAAAAAGTCACAAATTATGGTCAGACTGGGATGACACTGTAGACCTAGAACTTCCCCCAGTTACCGAATCTTTTAATGAAAGAGACACATATGTGTGGCTACCCGTAGACGATGATAGCAAAGGCAACCCATGGCACATCTGGATAGATGTGATTTCAAAATTTAGATTATTAGAAAAAAGATGGTCAACAAATTTTGCAAGATACTGTTTTATACTTGCGAATCACAGTCCTTATTTTGAAAAAGTTTGTAATGAACTTTTTCCGGATGTTAAGATTGTTGTAATGCCTAAAGGGGCCACGTGGCAATTCAAACACCTCATTGTTCCTAGTATGAGCAATTCTCATGACGGTGTCATCGTGCCACCTTTGGCGCCATGGTTAAGGCATTTCAAAGGTTTAAAAAATTTAAAAGGTGTAAAGCCACATAGGAAAATAGTTGTACTAAGGCCGGGTGCTAAGACAAGGAGGATGCTGAATTCAGATGAGTTATTGTTAAAATTGAAAGGATGGGAAACAGTTACTCTCGAAAAATTATCGATTAAAGAACAAATGAAAACATTTGCAGAAGCGTCACATGTCCTTGCGGCGCATGGTGCCGGTCTAGTAAATTTGTTATGGTGTCAGCCAGGAACCAAGGTAATAGAAATACAAGACAGGAACATGATTCACAAAAAAGTTTATCCTTTGCTTTCTCACAATCTCAACTTAGATCACAAACTTTATCTAGCAGATGTTGTAGAAATACCACGTGAGAATGGAAACAAACTGCCTGGTGTAAAAAGATTCAGCGACATGATCAATTTCAAAATTGATATCCCTGATATAATGGAGCACCTAGAATGAAATTATCTGTTTTACAAAACAAACCCCAATTAATATTAGATCCCTACCCACATTTCATCATTGAAAATGCTCTGCCACAAGATGTATACGATCGCTTGGAACAAGAATGGCCTGGAGAACAACTGCTGTCCACTGAACCATTTGATTCAGGGATATGTTACAGACTTAAAGCAGATGAAATGTTGAAGCCAGGAAAAGTATCAAATTTATGGAAAGAATTTACCGAGTACCATACTTCTATGGCGTTTTACAATCAAATGCTCGAAGTGTTTGGCGACTTCATCCCCTACGTAGAAGATCTTACATTAGGCCCTCGAGGGTGGGACAAAGGCAATGACAAAATCGGAACAGATTGTCAGACAGTTATGCATAAGCCTATTGACTTCAGTTCGAGAACAGCACACATCGACAATCCTAGAGAGATATATGCGGCTCTCCTTTACATGCCTTACAAGGATGATAAAAGCACCGGTGGTGATTTTCAAATACATAAAACGGAACAAGATATAAAAGAAGTTAATAAGAACGGTGGACGAGAAGTCAATGAGAAAGCAGGAACCATTTATAAGACAGTTCCTTATAAAGCAAACACACTGGTTGTATTTTGTAACAATTCAGCAAAATGTGTACACAGTGTTTCCGCAAGAAAAGATGCTGTCATGCACAGAAGAAGTGTTAATATAATTGCAGAATTCAATAAAGTGGCCAAACGTAAAATGTTTGAAATAAAGGAAAATAGAAAATAATGTTATCTGGTATCCATACAACCAAGCCAAGAACACAGCGTTACATTGATGCTTTTGTAAGTGGATCTGGCCGAGGCAAGATATATCAATTCCGTGCTTTGAAAGAATTGCCTAAAGAAGAGTTGACCATGTACGGTATACTTGCAGGTTCGGGTGAAGTATATAAGTGGTGCGAAAAAGAGAAGAAGAATTTTTATTTTATGGATCATGGCTATTTTACAAATGCCCATGATAGTCCTCACTGGTTGCGTATTACAAAGAACAAGCACTGTCAAAACGTTTTACAATCAAGGCCCGCTGACAGATATGAAAAAAATTTTAAGCAAGACATAAAGCCATGGAATAAAGGTAAAAAAATACTAATCTTGCCACCAACCAATGCTATTGCAAATTTTTTCAATGCAAAAGATTGGTTACAAAACACATTAAAAACGATAAAAGCAAACACTGATAGGCAAATCGATATCAGAGAAAAACCCTATAATCCAACAGTCACAACAGATCATGTTGGTGCAACGGTTAAAGTAGATAGGCCTACAATACACAAAGGTAATATAAATTGGAATGATTATCATGCTATGGTGACTTACAACTCAAATACTATGATAGCCAGTCTGGCGAACGGAGTTCCTGTATTTTGTGACCCAATTAATTGTGCGGCCGCTCCGATATCAGAAACAGATTTCAGTAAAATAGAAACACCAAAATACGGAGATAGGATTGCATTATTTTCAAGTCTAGCGTATAATAACTGGACCGTAAAAGAAATGGCAGACGGCACTGCATGGGAGATGTTGAATAAATGTTAACTTGGTTTTTAATAGGAATCACATTAGGATTATGTATAAGATGCTTTTCTAAACCACATAAAAGCGAATTGGAAAAATACGAGGATCCATGGAACTGGACAGGTTTCGGAGGTGGATAATGAAAGTTGAAATATTCAGAAGAACAGTAAAAGATCGAAGGCGAGGCAACAGTTATGAATTACTGTATCATCTTAAACAAGGTATAGAAGCCGCAGGTGACCAAGCAGTAATCGTCAATGAGAACAGGACTGGACCTACTGTGGAGGGCGAAATGATGCCAACAGCGCCGATGGCGGCCATGTTTGGCTATGGTGGAGACAAACAGATGCATCACACAAAGGGAAGGAGAAGAGAACTTGCTGACAACTGTAGAGCAAAAAATATTCCTCTTATAACATTTGATGGAGGACTGCTATCAAGTTTTGGCAATGTGTCAACATCTCCAGATCATCATTTTAGGGTGTCATTGTATACCCCAATGAATGACGGCAACTTCCTTTCTGACAACAGTCCAAGTGATCGTTGGGACATGATGGTCAAAAAATTTAATGTGCGTTACGAACCATGGAGGAAATCAGATCCAAATGATCCAATATTGTTTGGACTACAACCAAAAGATAATTGGAGTATGAACGAACTTGATCCCATTGAATGGTTTAATGATGTGTATAAAAAATTGAGGCCTCTCACAAAAAGAAAATTTATTGTGCGTCCTCATCCAAACAATGTAGCAAATATAGATGAACGCAGAAACGAATTACCCAATGACGTAGAAATACAATTCACCAAGAAACACTTTGTAGGAGATGAGAAAAAGCACTATAGATTTCATTTCCAAGAGGCTTTAAATAATTGTCATGCTTTTATTACTCACAATTCTACTGCCAGTGTCGACTCCTGCGTTCGTGGAGTCCCTACCTTTGTTACCTCAGATCTTGCACTCTGTTGGCCTGTAGCAAACAAAGATTTAACAAAAATAGAAACACCCGAATATCCGGACAGGACACAATGGGTCAATGACCTAGGATACAAACTGTGGAGCATACAAGAGATAAAGGACGGCACAGTCTATAAAAGATTCAAATCAAAATTAGGTCTATAATGTGTGGCATATATGGCATCACGGACAATGATCCACAATTTATTAAGAATTATATAGAAACATGTAAGCACAGAGGTCCCGATGGGTCAAGCATATGGACATCAGACCATGTGACATTAGGTCACAATCTTCTGAGTATTATGGCCGAACCAAACAAGTCTGTCCAACCATGGAAGACTCCTAAAGGCAATGTTCTAGTATACAATGGAGAAATTTTCAACTACGTAGAATTAGTAAAAAAATATAAAAACTTTCAAGATACAACAGGCTGTGACACTGAACTGCTGGCATGGGGGTTAGACGAGTATGGGATAGAATTTATTGATCAAATCGACTCTATGCATGGCTTTGCGTATTACGACATGCAGGCCCATACCATTACATTAAGCAGAGATCATGCCGGGATCAAACCATTATTCTATGCACAAATAGAGAAAGGCCTAGTGTTTGCATCAGAGATCAAAGGTATGCTTGACACTGTACCTGACGCTAGAAAACTTGACAATCTCGCCTGCAGTATGATGACCAGGGCCGGAACCAATCCTTTAAGAAACACCCTGTTTACAAATGTAAAAAAAGTCTTACCCGGAGAAACTATAGTGTACAACATAAAAAATAAAACCTTAAAACACGTGAAGAGGATCTACATAAGGCCAAATGCAGATCAAGATTATTCAAATGATGAACTAAAAGATATGTTTGCTAAAACTGTCAAGCAGTGTGCTATAGGTAAAAGAAAAATTGGAGTTTTCTTAAGTGGAGGCCTCGATTCATCAGTTGTAGCATACGAACTTAAACAATATACAAAGAGCGTAAACACTTTCACAAATAGTATATCGCCAAATATTCATGCAGACGAGGATTACAACAGTGACTCTAAAGCCGCAAAAAGATTTGCATCAGATCAAAAATTTAACCATCACAATGTTGTTGTTTCTCCGGCAGAATATCTGTCAGCGTGGGAAGACAGCATTTGGTATATGGAACAACCTAATTACAACCCAAGCAATCCGATGTATTGCTATACAAACAAATTTCTAGCAGATAATGATATAGTGATTACCCTGGCCGGTGACATGGGTGATGAATTGCTAGGTGGGTACGCAAAATATACAAACTTGTTTCATAGCAAAAATAAGCCAACTAGTTGGAGAGAACTTTTGAAATTGTGGATAGAAAGAATTAAGAAAGGCAGTTACGTACTGACAGAGAATCCAGTAGACGACGAAGTATTATTAAACGAACTTGAAAAATGTTATGGTGACGAACTTTGGAACCCAAATGACCCAACGGCATCATACATGGCATTAGATTGTGTTGCCCAGGTTCCAGAATCATTTTTTACAAGAAACGATTACTACGGAATGGCGTACAGCATGGAAGGGAGATTTCCTTTGGCATCTAAAGAATTTATGCAGTACTGTCTGAACATTAAATCTAAACATAAATTCAAAAAAACGACTGCAAAGTCTTTAGTGAAAGAAGCGTATAAGAACGTGTTACCTGATTATATTCTAAACAAAGAAAAAACAGGATGGACTGTGCCCATAGGTTATTGGTTAATGGACAATGTTGATGATGACCTGTCTAATGTCTATGATGAGGAAATAGGCCTGGAAAGACTTAAATCACAAGGCAGATCACAGAAGGCAGGTAAACGATTGATGCCAGAGTGGCAAGTAAAAAAATGGAGGCAAAAATATCAAATTAAATAATATCATGCCAAGCCTAGCAGTTATAACAACCTTTCCCCCGAACAGATGGGACACATATGCAAGAAGGATGATAGAAAGTCACATACGCAATTGGCCTGATGATGTCAAACTTTATGTGTATTACGAAAAAACCAAACCAGACCTTACACATGACAAAATAGTATATGTAGATCTAGAGAAAGAGTGTCCAGAACTCGTGGCGTTCAAACACAAATACAAAGACGATCCCGTTGCAAACGGAGAGACAACAGAGATACCTAACGGAGTAAGACGGCTATCTGGTGCAGGAGACAAGGACAAGAACAAAGGTTCTTTTTTATGGGACGCTGTTAGATTTTCACACAAAACCTTTACTGTTGCTCACGCTATCAAAAATTTACAGACCGATTATGTATTATGGCTAGATGCTGACACATTTACCTTTAGACCTATTACAAAACAATTTGTTTTTAACCTACTGCCTGAAAACAAATTAGTAAATTATTTGGGCAGGGTAACTTATCCGGAATGTGGATGGGTTTGTTACAATAAAAACCATCCAAAAATAAATTTGTTCATGGACGAATGGACAAAATTATATAATACAGGCAGTATATTCAAAGAAATAGAGTGGCACGACAGTTATTTGTTTTGGCAAATTCTACAACGTGTTGCACCCGATGATGGTGTGGACATAGGTAAGGGAGCAGGAGTAGAAGGCCTACATGTCTTTATTAACAGTGTCCTTGGTGATTACATAGATCACATGAAGGGCAAAAGGAAAATAAAAGGAAAAAGTTCTCGTTCAGACCTAAGAGTAAAAAAGGACGTTGACTACTGGCAGAACGTAGAGAACTACGATCCTTTTGGGGGTGTACAGTTTGATCCAAAACAAGTTGAGGACATTGTAAGCAAAGTTGCCAAAGGCAAGCAGGGTAACTAATGAAAATAGAAGCATGGCCATTACACGGTCCACTAAACAGTAAAAACATATTTGCAAAATTTATAAAGTCTATGCAGGCAACTGGCGACGAGGTACACATAAACAAAGAGACCGACGGTGACATGGCAGTTATATGGAGTGTGCTGTGGCAAGGCAGAATGCGAAACTACAAAAAGATATGGGACAGATACAGAGAGGCCAACAAGCCGGTAGTAGTCCTAGAAGTGGGCGGCATGAGGAGAAACAAAAGTTTTAAGATCGCAATCAATGGTGTAAACAGAAAAGCAGATTTTGCCAATCAGTCTGTTGACAACGAAAGGTGGCCGCTGTTTAATCATACGCTGAAACCATGGAAGCAGACAGGTGACAAGATACTGATATTAGGACAACACGATACATCTGAACAATGGAAAGGTATGCCTAGTATGAATGTTTGGTTTAACCAACAAATACACGAAATTAGAAAACACACAACGAGACCAATACAGATCAGGCCGCATCCAAGGAATCCTGTAGGCCTTGATTTAAAACACTACAAGGATGTTAGTTTAGCACGTCCGGTGATGGACAGAAACACCGTAGACGACACAGACTTCAAAGACACATTGAAAGACGCTTGGGCAGTGGTTAATCATAGTTCTAATCCTGCAATGGAGGCCGTAATTAATGGCATACCTGTATTTGTATCTGCAGACAGCCTATGTTATGAAGTTGGCAATCATTCTCTGACACAGATTAATAATCCCAAAATGCCTGATAGGACAGAGTGGGCCAACAGGCTGTCATACACAGAATGGTTCGAAGATGAAATAGATAAAGGCCTCCCATGGCAGAGAATTCGAGACAGGATCACAAAAAATTATCTATGAAAACTATTGCAGAAATAAAATGGGAACCGTATATAGGAGAAACTGTAAACACAAATCTCATAATACGCAATGGCAAAAAAATACAGGAGACTGCCTACTATGAGGACAAAGTAAAGGCCCAACCAATAGGCAATGCCTACTGCATAGGTAACGGTCCGTCTAGAAAAGGTTTTGACCTTGATATGCTCAAACACACTGGACAAACTTACGGTTGCAACGCACTGTACAGGGACTTCATTCCTGATTTTATATTCTCTGTGGACACCAACATGACAATGAAAATGGTCGAGGACGGAGTAGGTTTGAAGACTATACATTACGCACCTGCCTTACAGGTTAACAGGAAGGAGAGCAAGGGTATGATACACCTCATACCTAATAATCCGCACTGGATATCAGGTAATGCCGCATTCTGGACAGCAGGAGTGCATGGACACAAAAATATCTATCTCATAGGATACGACTTCAGGCAGTATGGCAAAAACAAATTCAACAACATATACCAGGATACAGAATGTTATGGCGAAAGGAATGATGACAACATATTTGATGGATGGTTAAAACAGTTTCGTGACATGTTGAAAATGAGACCTTACGTAAACTATACTTTGGTTCACGACAACCCTCAAGAGTACATGCACAACTTACAGACAGGTACGGACCTAGGTAACAGTAAAGTTATAAGTTACAAAGAATTTGAGAAAACAGTCTTAACACCTAGTAAGGGTTAATCCAGCAAGTTTAAATTTATGTTTCCATGCATAAAAGTTAGCATTGTGATTTGAATAAGGATCTTTGACCCATGTCATCTGGTAGAGGTGAACCATTTCGTGGGCCAGAGTTTCAATAAAATCTTTCCATTTTGGAAATTTACAATGTAACTCTATATAAAATTCAACATCTATATGATAAGGTATAAGTTTTTGGTTGAATTTTCCTTTAGGTGTTTTTCTATTATCCCAGTTGGCTACACATCTGCCCCAGTCTTTATGTAACTTCTTAACTTGTATTTCAACCATTGGTAATCTACTGTTGAACAACCCTTTGTTAATAACTCTAAACCACTGATACGCTTGTTCTTGTGTTGGTCTGTATCCAACTTGATTTTTATACCTAGTCGCAGTATTTTCCAATCTAACTTTAAGTTGTTTCCTTATGTTTACTGCCTTATTTTTTATCTTTTTCATGGTTGACTATATTACCAATTATGCTATAATATACTAATAATTATCTAAATTACCAGGAATAAAAATGCACAACGATTTGCCAAAAACAGTTAACGAAGCACTTAAAATACTAGCATATAATGATTATTTTTGGTCTGATGCATCAAATCCAGCAAAAATGAAGATCAAACCCCACCCCAAGGATTACGAGACTGTGAGATCCCTAGCAGAATCTCAATACGCATGGACAGAGAAACAGGCAAGATTAGCTCTCGTAATTTTGAAAAGATACCTAACAAAATTCCAGGCACATGGAATGGATATTAAAAAGTTATTAGACAATCCCCAATACGAAGATGATTTTCGTGTAATAAGTTTTGACAAAGTCATAGAAAAATACACAGATGAAGACAATGTAGACAGGATAGAGATGAGATTTCCTTACAATAAAAAAGTTATTCAACTAATACGTTGCATGAAGGACAAACGTAATCTGCCTGGAATGTATGCTCTGTTTGATGGTGAAAAAAAGAAATGGACTTTCCTACATACAGATGTCACTGCATACTACCTAACACTAATTGCTGTAAGATATGATTTTAAATTTACCGACGAAAGTTTGTTGGACGACTATGAACAGATTAAAAAAGAAATAATTGGATTCCGTAAGCCAACAGCAAGACTTATCGGAGGTGAGATTGTGATAGACAATGCACCAGAATCACTGCAGGAGTACTGGGATAAAAATTTGAAAGGCAGGCCTGCACTTACACAAGTTGACTCATTGAAGAATTTTGATATTTCAACTAAAGGTATAGACGTCAAAGCGGCAACTTCTTTGGGTCATAAAATAGCACACAACAATTATCACAAGTTATGGATAGACTCAAAATCATTTAGCAAGACGGAAGTTGTAAAAGGATTGATGGAACTTGATTGTTTCCCATTGGTCATGCCAGTAAGCGGTGACATACACATGGAAGACGATGTGCGAGACTTCTGGGAATGGTTAAATGCTTTTAAAACATATGGTATAGACATATTAAAGGATTGCAGTTGGGGGTTTGATGTCAAAGAACCTATCTACAAAAAAGATATTGATAAACATCACAGTGACAGACACTACCTTTTAGACAATCAAAGGTCTAAAAGTTTTTTTGAGAACTTGTATGAACTACACCAAATGAGTAAACAATTCAAATTAATAAGCGATAATACCAAAATAATATTTGTAAGAAACAGAATACCAAGGGCATTAATCAAAAGCAACATTAAGCCAAATGCATCTCTTGTTGCTTTAGGTGGCGGGTACTACGCTACCGGAACAGATAACCTAAAAAGAATGCTTGAAAATCTTCCAAAAAAGTTGTATTATAGTGATCACCAACCGAGTAGTTGGGATTGGCATGATCACATTATAGTAAAACTTTAGAATGAGCAGTTGTAAATTAGTAATAAAAGACGAAGTAAACGTAAAATTTGAGAACCTATCACTCGAATGGCGTAAGAGACTATCAAACAAATTCAAATATGAAATACCGTATGCAAGACACTTGCCAGCAGTGAAACTAGGCAGATGGGACGGCAAGGTCAGTTTTTTTGGTCTAGGTGGCACAACATATCTAAATCTAGTAGATCAAATACTGCCAATTCTTGAAGAAGGTGGCGTATACGTAGATTTCGAAGACAAAAGGACCAAACATAATTTTGAATTCAAAGCAGTAGACAAAAATTACCTATCACACATAAATTGGCCAGAAGGACATCCTTGTGCTGGACAGCCTATTGAGTTACGAGACTATCAAGTGGAAACTATTAACAAGTTTATAGAAAATCCACAATGCATACAAGAGATCGCCACTGGCGCAGGTAAGACCATTATTACAGCGGCACTGTGCCAATTGGTCGAACCGTATGGAAGGACACTAACAATAGTTCCAAACAAGAGCCTTGTTACACAGACAGAAGAGGATTTCCTTGCTTGTAACTTAGACGTTGGTGTGTACTACGGCGACAGGAAAGAACTAGGAAGATTCAACACGATAGCAACTTGGCAATCATTAAACGTGTTAGAGAAAAAGAGTAAAGACGAACACACAACTGATTTCTTAGAAGCAATACAAGGCATCAATACAGTAATAATAGACGAGGTACACATGGCAAAAGCAGATGTACTTAAAAGATTACTGACTGGGCCATTTGCACATTGTGGTATACGTTGGGGGTTAACTGGCACAGTGCCAAAAGCAGACTTTGAGTTTATGGGTTTGAAATGTAGTATAGGTGAAGTGGCAAACAGAATTCAGGCAAGTGAATTGCAAGACAAGGGCGTTCTTGCTAATTGTCATGTTAACGTTATCCAAACACAAGACCATCCGCAGTTCAAAACTTACGCTGAAGAACTGAAATGGCTAACTACGGATAGTACCAGAATGAACTGGGTGGCAAACACAATACAAGATATTTCAACATCGGGAAACACATTAATTTTAGTAGACAGAATTTCTGCGGGTGAAATATTAAACAAAAAATTAAAAGATTCTGTTTTCATATCAGGATCAACAAAAAATTTAGAAAGGAAAGAACACTACGATGAAGTGTCTACAACACAAAACAAAATTATTATTGCAACTTATGGGGTCGCATCCGTTGGAATTAATATTCCTAGGATATTCAATCTTGTTCTTATTGAACCTGGTAAATCTTTCGTAAGAGTTATTCAAAGCATAGGACGGGGAATACGTAAGGCAGAAGACAAAGACAACGTCCAAATTTGGGATATCACAAGTAGTTGCAAATTTGCAAAAAGACATCTAGGCGCTAGAAAAAAGTTTTACAAAGAGGCAAATTACCCGTATAATATAGAGAAAATAGATTATGAAAATACTAACACTAGATAACAGAACATACACATTAGAAAAGATTCCAGAATGGGTAGATGAAAAACTGAGATTTGCAGTCTTGGATAATTCAGATCCAAGCAACCCAGATTTCTTTTACATACCTTTGATATTCCTAGAAAGTTTCAACGCACCGGCGGCTGTTTTAGAAATTGGACCGCATAAAATAAAAATGCCTTTGGACTGGAAAATGTTGATAGGCGAGGCAGGTCAACAAGAAATGCATGTCTTACCAATAACAAGTTTAAATGATAGAGGATTTGATGCATTCACATTCAATCCGTTGTCGAGTCCAAAGCCGGACTTTCATCCCATAGACGTGGTAGACATATACACAGAAGTAAAGTGGTACTTTCCAAAAATAAAATCTGGACAGATGTTAGCGGTGCCTCTGAACAATGGGCCTGCACCTATGTGTGCATACTTTGTAAAAGATATTTCAAGACAATGTGAACAGGTAGACTATGGCTCGGTCTGGTAGAAGATCAATAACAATAGAGGCACCTATAATGATAACAAGTAACAAAATTGCTGTATGGATGGACGAGGACTGGATGCACAATTTTTTTGATTTCTTAAAAGAACACAAATTGAAACTTTCCGCTTTACAACATAAGCAAAGGAAAATAAAATTAACATTTATAAATGCAAAAGAATGCACACTATTTGGATTAAAATATGCCAGCAGAGAAAAATCGAAAATTTTTTGATCTAAGGAACGGACTAAAGGCCGTTGACTTCAGAAACAAAGACTACTTTGATAGGATAGATGACAAGGAAAAATCCTTGTACTCACCGTATATGCTAATGAGGTACGTGTCTAATGTATCATCCAAAGATCCTTTTTATGTAGAACACTATGTAGAAATGGTGAACGAGTGTGTAAACAAGCACTGTTTCTCGCTTGGCAAACATAAAAAACTTTTATGGATCTTAACTGCTATGTGTGGAGCGGAGACACAACAGTTCCATCCATGGCTTAAACCAATGAAACGTGTGCCAAATAAAAGTCTTAAAAAACTACAACAGATATATCCAACATGGAAAGAAACTGACTTAGAAACATTAGACAAAATAATCACAGATAGAGAACTAGAGGATCTGATAGAGGCTCATGGGATCGACAGTTAATTTTATAAATTTAAATCTTAAAGATATAACTTCTACGTTTCTCGATAACAGTGCTAGGTGTTTTACGAATTTTAACACAATACACTATAAAAACGCAAAAGCATCTGACATAAATTACTTGCCAATATATCTCAGGGTGCCTCACATTACTGACGAAATTCTATCTAAAATTCATAATGATATATTTTTATTAATGCAACAAGGTATTATTAGACCGTTGATTATAATGGCCACAGAACAATGGGATCTATTTGATACATTCAAATGGAAACACAATAGATTAAATCTTGTTCCTGATTTTGGAGATGTACCTTACTCACAGGTAGTCAAGCATTTTACCACAAGGTCTATTCCAGAAGAAAACATCACATGGCTTGTTCCAAACACACAACACATAAGAGATGTTTCTTACCTTAGAGAGAAAGGATACAGCATCAAAACAAAATTCTATACATACGACTTTTTCTTAGAAATAATGAAACCTGTGGCCCGTGACTATGAAATCAAACCAAAGAATTTTAAACGACATTTTAGTTGTTTGTGTAGAGGCACTCCAAGAAATCACAGATATGGAATAATTTACAACATATGGAAAAATAAACTCTTTAACAAAGGTGCCATAAGTTGTAGCAGTTATCAAAAACTAGAAGAATCAAAAGAATCTAATTGGGTAAACGACACTGTATCGACTGAAACATTTATGAACAATTTTGAGGACTGGGAGAAAAATAAAGAACTATTCATTGGTAGTTTACCTATTCAGTATGACAACCTCCTGAATGAACACTGGGGCGTGGAGTACAACGAAGCATCTATATTTGATGATAATTTCTTGTGGGTGGCATCGGAAACTAAAAAACCTCATGACGGTGTATACATAACTGAAAAGACATGGAAGGCAATTGCTTATGGTTCTCCGTTCGTCATCAACGGCGATAACAGATCTTTACAGTACTTAAAGAACATGGGGTTCAAAACTTTTAGTGAGTACTGGGACGAGTCTTATGACGAGGTCGATGACATCGAGAAAATAAAAAGAATAACTGAAATTATAAAAAACATATGCGTCAAGGATCTTGACCAAATAAATGATTTATACAAAAGTATGATCCCAATTTTACAACACAATCAAAAAATATTAATAAACAATACACAGCACACAGACTTAATCAAGAATCTTTCGGAGACACATGGCGTCAAAATATAAATGCACATACTGTGGCAAAGAGTTTTTAAAAGAACGAACACTACAGGTACATCTATGTGAACCAAAAAGACGATACCTACAAAAAGATGAAAAGTGGGTAGTAAATGCGTTCATGGTGTTTCAGAGGTTTTATCAAATACATCAACACAACTCGAGGCCAAAAACATACGATGATTTTGTTAAGAGTGCTTACTATAATGCATTTGTCAAGTTTGGTCGATTCATCATGCACATAAATCCACTGTATCCTGACAAGTACATTGATTATGTACTACGGTCTAAAATTAAACTCGATCACTGGGCCAGGGACGATCTCTACGAAGTCTATCTTATCGAAGCACTGAAGACGGAGCCTGTAGAGGCCGCACTGCAAAGAAGCATAACAACAATGATGGATTGGGCAACAGAACAAAATGCACAATGGTCTGATTACTTTAGACTGGTTAATAAAAACAGAGCAGTACAACACATACAGCAAGGCAACATAAGTCCATGGCTGTTGTTAGGTTGCAACGCAGGCAAAAGGATGTTAAAATCTTTTAACGACGAACAATTACAAATGATAGAAAGATTTATAAATCCAAGTTTCTGGCCAAGCAAATTAAAAAGTTATCCGGCAGATCATATGTTGGTCCAGGACACAGCAAGGGAGGCCAAAATTGTCTAAGATAGATTTAGAAGTTTCAGATAATTTAGAGTTCAATGAAGGCGACTGTGCAGTAATTATAAAAGAAGATGGCTCGATAGGAAGAGTGATAATGCCAAAAGTTGATAAGGAGATATTAAAAACAGAAGGTTATAAAAAACTTCTAGATGTGTTAGAAGTATTACAACCAGGTTCAAGAGATAAAATGATTAAACATGCTGAAAAAGATAAAGGGAGTATACACTAATGCCTGACGTAGACATAGATTTCTTTGACAGAGACAACACATTGAAGTTGTTCAAACACACACCAGCGTCCATGATCAAAGATGGCAAAAGTGAAAAACACAAAACTGGAGTGTACTTTCATGCTGTACCAGAACATCCTGTAACAGGACACGCATCGTTGGATTACAAAAATGCGGAAGATAGAGGATACTTCAAGATAGACTGTTTGAACGTAAACATCTATAAAGATGTTAAATCAGAACAAGAACTTGTGGAACTAATGATACAGGAACCCGATTGGGACATGTTGAAAGATCCTAAAGTGGTAGAGACCCTATTCCACCTAAATGGCCATTTCAACATTGTTTCCAAATTACAGCCAAAGACAATAGAACAACTTGCGGCTGTGCTAGCCATCATACGTCCAGCAAAGAGACATCTGATGCACAAGGACTGGGTGGACATAATGAAACAAGTATGGATAAAACCAACCGACGGGTCATACTTCTTCAAGAAATCACACGCAGTGGCATATGCACAGGCTATAGTGGTGCAGATGAATTTGATCAACAGGACTAAATATAGTTTTGATGAGACATCAAAAAACTAAAAAAAGAATCAAGAAAAAATCCAAAACAAAATCCAAGTCTTCGCTTACTTCAGAGATTAACAGTTATCAGCCGGATAGTCCTTTAACATTACACTATCTTACGACAGGTGCTATACTTCCTGAAAAAAAGACTAGGTAGGTCTTCGTACTAATTGGATGGTACGTCTCTTCACCCGTTTCTTTGAAATTTCTGACAGTTTGACTGTTGGACCATGCACAATCTCGATATCTTTAGAATTTAAAGTTACCAAGGTAGATCTAAAATAACGAAATTCTCCTTTGAGGAATATGTTAATTGGTAATTTACGATTGGATTCGTGCCACCATGTTTCTCCACATTTCAAAAATTTCATCTTGTCCTGCGGCATCATGAGCCTGCCATAGTCATAGAAACTAATAACATTTGTGTCCTCGTTCTGCACTATGCCTACAAACTCCATATCGCCCTTTCTGATGAGGCTCAAGAATGGGAATTTGTCTCTGAGTGTGTTAAAAATTTCGTTCATTCTATATCTATAAATACTGTTAAATATGTATTATGCAAACAGTACAAAGGTATTTAATAAATCAGTTGGTAATAGCCTACATAAGTGGTTACCATGGAAGGAATTCAAAAGTGTACGATAGACGCTTAACACTGCATAGAGGGGTATCTAACCCGGTTTCATTCACGTTTAAAAACGAGGATCAGAAGGCGCAGGACATCACATCTAAAACATATGAGTTCAATATGATTGATACAGAGAGCAAGAAAGCGGTACTTACGAAGACATTGACCATACTAGATGACGGATCTACAGTGAGCACTAAAGGTGACGCAAGTTGCACGATCACTGAAGGCGATCTTCTACCGCTGGATGCAAAGTTCTACAATTTCTCAGTTCGTGAAGTTAAGTCTGATAACAGTAGAGAAATAACATATTCAGACACAGGATATGCGGCGGCTGGTACAGTAGAACTGTTAGATGGGGCATATCCAGAATTTGTGCCAAGCACCAATGTTTCTACTTTTACCACAGGCGGTCCACTGGCATATGTGTCAGGCAACATCGACGCTAGGCCTGGTATAAACAACAACAAGGCATTACACACAATCGCTGTGTACACAAAAAACTTCCAAGGCTCTTTTAGAGTGCAGGCTACTATGAGTGCAAGTCCTAGTGATTCAGATTTCTTTGATATTACCTTAGATGGTGAATCATCAAGCACTGTGACGTATATTCTACCTACTACCTTGGTGTATCAGTATAACTTTACAGGTGTTTACCATAGTGTGAGATTTGTATGGGGCAACGACACTGGTAACACTGGAGTGATTGACAAAATCCTTTATAGACAGTAAAATATAGGGTATGAACCTGATCCAGAATACAATTCTGACAAGTCTGCCTGCGGGTAGAAAAAAAACTCCAAGTGGTTGGATAAGTTTCAATGCACCATGTTGTGTACACAACGGCGAGACTGCAGACAAAAAGAAACGTGGCGGCATAATGACAAGTGCTGATGGCACTGTGAGTTATCATTGTTTCAACTGTGGATTCAAAGCAAGTTATGTGATAGGACGTAAACTGACCTACAAGATGAGGCAGTTTATGAGTTACATCGGAGTACCAGAGGACACTATACGTAAATTGGCCATAGAGGCAATGCGTGAAGAAGAGAGCGACACCAAATATGAAAAGAAAAAATTTGTTACTTTTAAAAATAAAACACTTCCTAAGGACGCACAAAAATTAGATGTGTGGTTAGAAAAATATGTTTCTAAAGACCTCACAGAACAACAATGGCAAAAAATTGATGGTTTGTTAAAATATTTGGAGAACAGAGGTATAGGTGCAGACTGGTATGACTTCATGTATTCCCCAGACAAAATATGGGACGTGCATCAGAGATTGTTGATCCCATTTTATTGGAGAGGAGATATAGTTGGCTTTACTGGTAGGATGTTTGAAAAGTCAGACGGAGTAAAATATTACACAGATGTCTGGCCTGGGTACGTTTTTAATATGGATGCACAGGATTGGACAAGGAAGTTTGTGATTGTTACTGAAGGACCGTTTGATGCTATATCCGTTTCTGGTGTGAGTATCCTTGGGTCAGAGATAAATGATATACAGCGAGAGCTCATAGACGGACTAGGCCGACAGGTTATAGTAGTACCAGACAGAGATGCTCCAGGAGAAAAACTGATAAATCAAGCAAAAGAATTTGGATGGAGTGTAGCGTTTCCTGAATGGGAAGACGGAGTAAACGACATAGCAGAAGCAGTTCAAAAATATGGTAGACTGTTTGTGTTACAATCAATACTTAAAACAACAGAATCTAACAAACTAAAAATAGATTTGAAAAGGAAAATGTATGGTTAGTTGGCACATAGAACCTACTTCAAAATGCATATTAGAATGTCCTCTTTGTGACAGGACCTGGTTTTATGAAAAATTTAAAAAAAGAGAACTGCATGAAATTAACATTGGCCATCTTGCAAAATTTCTAGGGAATGATTCTGCAGTAACAATGTGTGGCAACAACGGCGATCCTATATATCATCAAAATTTCTTAGAGTTATGTTCTGTGTTGAAAAAACAAAATACAGCGATTGCAATACACACCAATGGGAGTGGCAAGAATAAAGAATGGTGGCAAAACCTAACAAAACAACTGGGTCCAAAGGATAGTATTACTTTCGCAGTAGATGGTCTCGAAGATACAAATCATATCTATAGGAAGAACGCGAAATGGGACACTATAATGACTGCAATGAAAGTTTGCGTTTCCGCCTCCGTCAAAGTAATTTGGAAATTTATTGTATTCAAACAGAACCAACATCAAATAGAAGTTGCAAGGAAACTGTCAAAAAAAATTGGCATTGATTATTTCATGCTTGAAAAAAGTGATAGGTGGTGGGATCAAACAGATTTAATGCCAGATCAAAAATATGTAGACCACAAGCATGAATACAAAAGCACAGTGGTAAAAGGTAAAAATGTTAAAGGCATAATGAACCCAACTTGCATGGTTAAAAACAAACCCGAGTACGAATTGTATATAGACAGTGCTGGTAATTTTTATCCTTGTTGTTGGCAAGGACTTTATGCATTTCGTCATAAGGATATTTTTGATCCGAGGCTAGAAAACTTCAATATTAAAAATACCACGGCAGAAGAGATTTTGGCACACCCAAAGGTAAAAGAATTTTTTGACAAAATTTATGACTATGAAAAAGTAAACAAATGTTGTAAAATATACTGTGGAGCAACAAATGGCTGAATACACTTTTGATGTACAAAAACTTTATATAGAGATGCTACTAGCAGATGCAGAATCATTTGCTAGGGCACAGAATATATTCAAACCTGAATCGTTCGATCGTAAATTGCAACCTATTGCAAAGTTTGTTAAGGATTACATGGACGAGTACAAGGTTATGCCAGATGTTGAACAAGTAAATGCTAAACATGATATAAAATTAAAATCAGCAAAAGATCTAGACCCAAGTCACTTCAATTGGCTACTAGATGAATTTGAAACATTCTCAAGACACAAAGCATTAGAACATGCAATACTACAATCAGCAGACATGCTTGAAAAGGGAGATTATGCTCCTGTCGAAGACATGGTCAAGGAAGCAGTAAATGTGGGACTTACACGTGATCTTGGTACAGACTACTTTGAGGATCCTAAAGGAAGACTTGAGGCACTCAAGGCAAACAACGGACAGATCAGCACTGGCTGGAATAACTTAGACAAGAAACTGTTTGGCGGTTTTAA